AAGGTAACAGAGATGACCTTTATGAATCAAATGTCAATCCTATTGCTACCTTTCCTGGTCAAGGTGTTACTGTCTTTGGACAGAAAACAACACAGAAGAAAGCTTCTGCTCTTGACCGAGTAAACGTAAGAAGATTGTTAATCAATCTTAAGAAGTTTGTTGCTAACTCTTCAAGAGGACTTGTGTTCGAACAGAATACAACAGACCTAAGAAATCAGTTCTTGAACACTGTTAATCCTTATATGGAACAAGTTCAGGCTAATCAAGGTTTGAATGCCTTTAGAGTAGTAATGGATGATTCAAATAACACGCCAGAAACCATTGATAGAAATCAGTTGATAGGTCAGATATTTTTACAACCTACAAGAACTGCTGAATTCATCGTATTGGACTTCGTGGTACAACCAACAGGAGCTGCTTTTCCTGAGTAATTTTAAATAAATGATATATTTATTATTGAAGACCAAATTTTGGAGATAACAAATGGCTGAACTTTTAGAAGCGAATAAAATATTTTACACACCATATGAACCGAAACTAAAAAATCGTTTTATCATGGAGATAAGTGGTATACCTGCCTTTACAATAAAGACGGCACAAAGACCACAAATAACTTTTGATGAAGTTGTTTTAGAACATATGAATGTTACTAAGTATGTGAAAGGTAAAGGTAGATGGCAAACTCTACAGATTACTCTGTATGACCCGATTGTCCCTTCCGCCGCTTCATCTGTTATTGAATGGGTAAGATTACATCATGAGAGTGCTACTGGTCGTGATGGGTATCAAGATTTTTATAAAAAGAATATTAATTTTAAAGTATTAGGACCTGTAGGTGACATTGTTGAAAAATGGACCCTATATGGAACTATGATTCAAGATGCTGCTTTTGGTGATTTGTCATTCGAAGATTCTAGTCCTGTAGAAATTACTTTGACTTTAAGATACGATTACGCTATACTTGAATTCTAAAAAACAGTTGTATTAAATACAACAAGGAGTTATAATGTCAGAACATAAGTTCCCTACGGAAATTATTGATTTACCGTCAAAGGGAAAAGTATATCCAAAAGATTCCCCACTTACCGAAGGTAAATTACAATTAAAATATATGACTACACGAGAAGAAGATATTCTTATGTCTGAAAATCTCATTAAGAAAGGCGTGGTCATCGATGAGTTATTAGATAGTTTGATTGTTACAGAAGGCGTCAAACAAGAACATCTTGTGTTAGGTGATAAGAATGCAGTATTAGTTGCTGCTCGTATTCTTGCTTACGGTCCTGAGTATACTGCTGAAGTAGCCAATCCTAACAATATTGAACAGACAGTTGAACATACTTTTGACCTTACACAATGTCCTTTTAAAGAAACAGTTGAGGGTGTAGATTATAATGATAACTCTTTTGATTTTGAAACACCAGTTGGAAAAAATAAAATAAAATTTAAATTACTTACAGGTGTTGAAGAAAAATTAATAGAGAAAGATTTGGAACAATCAAAAAAGTATGGTTACAATACAGAGATATCAACTCGACTTCGTTATACGATTACTGAAGTAGATAGTGATAATAAACCAGAAACAATAACTGCCTTTTCACAAAATATGTTGGCTCGTGATTCTATGGCATTGAGAAATTACATTCAAGAAATTTCTCCCGATATTGACTTGACATCGGAAATAGAAATAGGAGGTAATACTGTGAGCGTGTCAATTCCGCTTACAGTTGAGTTTTTTTGGCCTAAGTCCGTCTAATAAATTAGATATACATCAATCTATATTTTACTTTATCTATGGAACACCTGGCTTCACATTTAGTGATGTCTACAATATGCCTGTCCATTTAAAAAACTTTTATCTTAGAGAATTTATGGACTTGAAGAAAAAAGAAAAAGAACAGATTGACAAGGCACAAGAGAAACCACCATCAACAATCCCTCGTAGATTTTCACCTAAATAAGTCTTTTCTTTATATTTATTAGTGTATATAGGAGAACTGTATCATGTCGTTTATGAGTAATAAATCAATATTGAAAGAGGGTGTTTTAGACTTTATAGTAAAAAAGTTCTTTTTACCTAATGCCCTTAAAAAAGACAAGAAGTTTCAAAAATTATCAAAGAAAGCTGATAAGGCTCTATCTGATTTTGAGAAGGCAGTTAACGCTGAGTTAAAGAAAAATGATCCTAATGCAAAACCAATTAAAATAAAAAGTATATAATAAATGGCAACCTCACCAGAAGAAGCAAAAAAATTAGCCGAAGCGCAAAGAACTGCTAATGAAGCCATAAAAGAGGGAAGCAGTTTAACTGCGGCTTTTGGTAGATTATTACAATCTAATTTAAAGACCGCAAAGCATCTTCATGTTGAGGCGGATAGTCTTCAAAAAATTATTAAACAACAAATAAGTGATAAAAAAGATGAGTTAAGTTTTGCAGATCGATTAGCTAATAATAAAAAACTTCAAAAAGACCTTTCTAAAAAAATAGCTCATGAAGATGCGATGGGTGCTAGTGCAATTAAAGAAGGATTAGGAATTCAACTGCAAGGGTTAAAGGCACAAGAAACTAACCTAAAAAGATTAATAAAAATTGATAATGTAACAGGTGGACTAGCTTCAAAGGCATCTAATTTTGTAAAAGCACTTAGTGTTGCTGTTGTTTTAAAAGCGGCATTTGCACTAGCGCAAAAGTTTGCCGCTTCAATTGATGCTATAGGAAAACAGTTTGGTAGTTTAAATGTTTTAGGTGAGGGATTTAAACAAGAGCTATTAAGTTCACAAGAAGCAGTTGTAGGAATTGGTGCGAGTTTAGAAGATGTTGTAGCAACCACAAATGAACTATCATCTGAATTTGGTTTGTCATTAGATGAAGCCGTAGATTTATCTGCTCAAGTTATTGATACTGCAAGAGCCGTTGGTTTATCAAATGAAGAGGCTGCAAAGTTAAGTGGTATTTTACAAACAACTTCTGGTTTAACTGGTAACCAGGCAGAGAGATTATCTGAAGGTGCCTTTCAATTAGCTGCTATGAATCGAGTAAATCCATCTGCTGTATTAAGAGATATGGCCGGTGCTTCTGAAGCATTTGCATCATTTTCTGAAGATGGTGGTGATAATCTTGCAAAAGCAGCAGTTCAAGCTAGAGCTTTAGGTTTGTCATTAGACACTACGGCAAAAATAGCAGAGGGTTTATTAGATTTTGAACAATCAATTACTAAAGAAGTTGAAGCTTCTGTCTTGATTGGAAGACAACTTAATTTTCAAAAAGCTAGAGAGTTAGCACTTAACAATGATATAGAGGGTGCTATATCAAGTGTTGTTAGTCAATTAGGTAGTGAAACCGAATTTAATGAGTTAAATTCAATACAAAGAAAAGCTATTGCAGATTCTATCGGTGTAAGTGTAGCAGACATGGCAAAGATGGTTGCCAATCAAAATAAAGCAAATATACTTGCCGGTGAAACGGCAAAATCATTTGCTGACATAATAGGTAAAGATGCTATGTCAGAGTTGACTGCTACGATGAATGAATTAAAAATATTTGGTGTAGCACTTGCCAATACATTAGGACCTATTTTGATGGGTATTGCTAAAATTGTAAATTTTGTTTTAACGCCAATTGGACAGGCAGTAAGTGGTATTTCAAGAACAGTCAGAGGAGTAAACGATTTTCACACAGGTCCTGGTGGTATCACAACAATGATGGGACCTGCTGGTATATTTAGTTTAAACCCACGAGACTCTGTATTGGCAACAACCAATCCAATACCAGTTAGAAGAATGAATGATGGACTAATTACCAATTCTGGTGGATTACAAGTTACACCCAATGGTGGCGGTAATTCAATGCCAATACAACTTGAAATGAAAGGGGAAATAGTTGGTGGGGACACATATAGACATTTTGTAACTATTCCTAATGATGGAACAAATGGTGATACTAATATATTATCAGGAAGGAATAATGGGAAATAATGGGATTAGAAAATTTACAATCAGTATTTAATGATTTAAAACAAAACATCAAAGAAGATTTTGGTGGTCCTCATGGTCAAGGTGTTCACGGCGGTTTAACAAATGAATTTCCTTCAACACCACATTATGAACATAG